GGTGAACTGCTGGGCGTAGTAAGCGCCCTCGATCGACTGCTGGAAGGCTTCGGCCGGGATCGACGGGTATTCCCGCTTCATGTCGTCGCCGAGAGTCTTCTCCTTGGCCGCGTACCAGGCGCGCTGGCCCGGGTTCGTGTCGATGCCGTGTTTCGCGAACAACTCGTTAAAGTAGTCGGTCAGGCGCTGCGGGATGATCGCTTCGGTTGGATCGAGCCAGTAGGCCTTGTTCTTCCACCAACTGAAAAAGAAGAACTTCCAATCCAGCTTGCCGAGCGGCGTGCCAGACAGCAGTTGCTTCTCGGCAGTCTGGGAATAATCGAAGAAGTAGCCGGCCCGGCCTTCCGCTGTCGATTCAATCGTGACGAAACAATCGGTGGCCACCGCCTCAAACGCGCCAGTGACGATCTCGCGCGCCTTGTGCGGAAACTTGGCGCAGATCTTCCCAAACTCGGAGACGTGCAGATAACGCAGCGTGCCGCCCCGGAACGAGGTGCTGACGTAAAGCGAACCGCCCTTGCTGAACACCAACTCACCGGCAGCGTCGTTGCTCGCAGGATTCGCGGCGCGGATCTCTTTCGGCAGGTTGTCGTAGGCGTACTTCACCTTCTCCCGGAACAGCCGCTTGGCGTCGTTCAGGGTGTGGGCAATCAGCGCGCACTTGGCCGACTCGAACAGTGCGGCGTCGAGCTGGATGATGCAGCATTCAGTGGTGAAGCCGAGCTGACGAGCCTTCAGGATGATGTTTCGCGTGTGCATCCCATCGAAGTATTCAATCTGCTCGTCCGTCATCCGGAAGCGGGTTTTCTTCCCCTGCTTGTCGGTGATGAAGTAGAGATTGTTCAGCCTCCAACGCTTATCCCGGAGCAGCTTCATGTGCTCGGGCTTCATGTCAGGCGTCCTTCGATAGATCGTCCATCAGCTTGGATAGCTCGTCGGCGTCGTTGCCGCCAGATTTGGTGTCGAGGTCGTAGGCTTGGCGCTCGAGCGAGATCAAGGTCTTCAGCGTCTCAGCCATTTCCTTCATCGTCTTGGAGCGACCAGGCAGATCGATGATCTTCTGATACAGATCGTTCCGCTTGTCCTGTCCGTTGTCGTCTTCGGAGCGCATCAGCTCGCCCAGCTCTTCGAACAGGTGTCGGTTGTCGGTCAAGCCTTCCAGTTCGTCCAACAACTTGTTGGTCAGTCGCCGGCCCCGCGAGATGTCGCCACGATGAGCCATGCGGATGTTCGCAATGACCTCAGCGTTGACCTCGATGATCTCCCTTTCGGTATCCGCCTGTTTGCTGGATACCTCAGTGGATACCGTGCGTTTGGATACCAGCGCATCAGCCTTGGCTTGGATCTTTGCCTTCAGGTTTCGCTCCCATCCATCCCGCTTCGCGCGCTTGTTGATGGCGCCGTGGGTGATGCCTTGGGTTGATGCGATCTCACGGATAGAAAGCAGACCTGCCCGGTAGGCTCGTTCGATCGCCTCCCAGTCGGGTTGCTTGGTTGTCATGGGAATTCTCAAGGTATTGAAATAATGGCGTGTTGCCGGTATTGGTAGCGATCAACTCATCAGCAAGGAAAGCAACATGTCAGATTTGTACAAATCCCTAAACGCTAAAGATATGAACGGCAGGGACTGGCCGGACAAAGCCCGTGAAGCGGCAGTTGCTGCGGCACTAAAACTTATTGAAGCCAAGGTATTGAATTCGAGTGGTGCAACTCAGCTTCAATGGGAGCTAAACAATCTTTCCACTTACGCAGATCAAATCCAAGCAGCGCTGAAACTTAACGCTGAGTGATCCATCCGTGCCGCACTAACCTGCGGCACACCTACCCCTCCCCGCCATCCAGCAGCACATCAATCAGCTTCTGCTCACCCAGGCGCATGGCACCTAGGCATTGCAGGTCGTCGCACTTGGGGCCAAGCCCGAACACAGTCACCTGCCCTTTCGGGCCGATCAGGGTCAAGGCGCCTACGGTGCATTCCGGATGGACACCAGCATCAAGGTCGTAGGCGATCTTGCGCAGTGTCTTCGCAGCGTCTCACCATCCTTCACGTTTGAAGTCGATCAGCTTGGCGGTCATGCGCTCACCTTCTGCAGCCACTCTTCGATGATGCGCTGCACTACCGGCTCAGTGAGGATGGTGGAAGGCTGCTTGCCGTCGATCACTGACTGGATCAGCGCGCGGGGAATGACATGGGCGCCGTCACTGGCTACTACCATCAGGTGCGGGCGCTGATCGGCGATGTCATGGATTTGTGCGGTCATACCTTCACCATTTCGTGCGTCTGGGCATGAGCCTGTCCGTGGAGAATTGCCACCACCAGCCCTTGAGGCAGGCCGGCGGACTTGGCGGCAGCGATGGCCTTGGCGATCGCTGCATCCAGATCGACCACTGCCTTGTTGATGTCCGCACTCAATGGCAGCGCGTGGCGCAGGCGGGTTACGTTGGTCATTCTCTGCTCCAGTGCCGCGACACAATTTGCACTCCAGCGAAACGTGTCGCGACCTACTTGCTTTGACTGCGCTTGATCTGCGCGTCCACCTGGTCTGCGCAAGTGTCGAGCAGGTTGATGGCTTGATTCTTCAATTCCCACAGCTGGCCGTTGTCGGCGAGGTCTTCCTCAGCTACCCGCTCACACGGCACCAGTTCAGGGGGCTCGACTCTTACTGCCGCTGTCTTTGTTACCACTGGCGGCTTTACCGCGCAGGCCGTCAGGCAGAGGCTGAGCAGCCCAATCACGAACAGGCTTGCTGTTGCGTTTGAGTTCATCAAAGTTCTTCTCCGCCTTTTTGGCTTTGGCCTGACTGGCCTGCAACCGCTTGTTCAGGTCTTTCTGGTAATCGGCGTTGCGCTGGGCTTCGGCGCGCAGCGTGGTGATCGTGGCCTGGCTTTCGAGGTTGGCGTCTACCGCCTTCTTCTTCTCGCTGGCTTCGAATGCCACCTCCCCGCGAAGGGCGACGACGCGCGATTGCTGAATCCCAACGAGAAGCAGACCGACTAGGGCGATGATGATTGCAGCAGCGAAGGTCTTCATGCGGCATCCGCCTTGCGACCGAGGAAGCGGGTCACCAGTTCGCGTATGGCTGTCACGCCGAGGAACCCGATCGTGCCACCAGCAGCAACCGACAGGCTCGGGGGCCACTCCATCCACTCGATCACGCTCGATGCGACCAGGCTGAGAGATCCGCAGATAAGCGACTCGAACACGATTCGACGCTTACTGGTTTCTTTCCCGTCGTAAATCACGCGAAGCAAGCAAACTGTGATGGCCATGATGACGCCCGCCATTAGCGGATTGCTCAACGCCAGCCAGATCTTGGCCCATGTGTCTGGCTTGTCAGGCATGTTTGGCATCCGGGTTGCCTCCCCTTTGGGGAGATTGATAGATCGACCTGTGCAGATATTTGCAGGAAAGCCGAGTGAAGAATTGCCGCTTCCGAACACCCTGTAGAATATACATAAGTGTTTACACTGAACACTTATGTATATACACTTACTTCATCAACGCATAAAGGAGGGTTGATGAAGTACAGCGAGTTCAGAAGATGGTTGGAGTCCCGAGGGGTCGAGTTTTCGAAGTCAGCAAAAGGAAGCCACTTCAAGATTCGCTATAAGGATCGACAAACAATTTTTCCAAGCCACGGATCAAAAGAAATAGGTGAAGGGCTTCGGAAAGAGATAATCAAGCAACTGGGCCTCAAATGAGGCCCCAACTCATCTGCTCGCGACAAGTCAGCTCTCAATAGAGGAAAATTATGTACAACTACAAAATCATTGCTCACGAAGAGTCCGATCATTTCTGGTCGACCTGCCCGGACATCCCAGAAGCTCATAGCGCTGGGGATACGCTAGAGGAACTACTCGAAAATGCTATCGAGGGGTTAACCTTGGCGCTCTCCATTTACGTGGATCAAAAACGTGAAATCCCTCATTCGTCCGGTCAGGGTGACCACCACGTCCGGCTTTCGGCCGTTACCTTGGCGAAAATCATCCTTTGGAATCAGTTGATCCACACAGGGAAATCAAAAGCAGACCTGGCTTCGATGCTAGGGATATCTCCTACTGCGGCCGCTCGGCTTGTTGATTTCGAGCACACTTCAAAAATGGAAAGCTTGGAGGACGCTCTTGATCAGTTTGGTCTTAGGCTGCAGATCGTAAAGGAGCATGCATTTGCAGCTGGTACCGGTCGACCTGCAAAAGGTTTGGCTCCGAGGCCCTGAATAGGTGCGCTCGTCTTTTCGAGCTGTCGGCCGAAGACCTTCTCAACGTCGACGCCCCTTTGCATCGATCTCGCTGATCCAGTCTCGCGCCACTCCACAAGCATGTGAGGTCAGAGTGCGCGGGCTGCCGGGGTTGATTCCGTGCGTCGCACTATCCGGCTATCGACGTCCAGGCCTTCCCTAGGGCTGCCCTGGCTGCCGGTGAATTCGAGGCATAAAAAAACCCACGCGTGGTGGGCTTTAAACTAAATTGGGTTGTTCGATATGGATAACATCTACCGAGGAGAAAACTGTGCCTGACATTCGCAATTTCGAAATCAGCTACACCAAAGGCGGCGACAGAAAGACTTTTGTACATCAGGCTGATCATTTCTATGCAGATGATGAATGGCAAATAGTCGCGCAGCGATTCAGCATTCCGATGAGAGATAAGGCATGGGGCGACCGAACTCGACAGACTTTTAAGACTATGTGCATTGACTCCGGCTATACCGACGTGAGCTACACAGAAATCCCATAACAAAAAACCCGGCACTTGGCCGGGTTTCGTTTGTCACCCCTCGATACGCGCAGGAATGACAGGATGGGATTAATTTCGCTCATTCGCTCACTGATGTCAACAGGCAATCACGCCGCTTGTTCGATCAGCAATCCCTCGCCTCCAAGAATGTCGGCGGCATGTGCCAGAGCTTCGTTCACCAGGTCATCAGCAGCCTTGCCGATATCCTGACGCCACCGGCGGCGAGTTGACTCCGGCGTGCCGTCGTTGTCCCAGGTGTTCATGTCGTAAAAGCTGTCCTTGAGCACGATCATGTCGGCGGATCGGGAGCTGTCACGCTTCACCTTCGCCTGACCGGCAGCCAGCGCAGCCTTCACCACAGCCTCGCGGCGCCACTCTGGCGCATCGATCGGGATCTCGACTGACACGGAGGTGGCCACCTTCGGCCGAACGCCTTTCAGCTGCGGGATTGCCCATGCGGTGCTCGCCTTGAAAAGGAACAGCTTCGGCGCCGGCGTGTTGATCTGCGTTTGCAGTGCAGCAATGGCTTGCACCTTGCGGCCCTTGTGGGTGCTGTATTTCGCGACCAGCGCATCCCAGTGCTTCTGCTCGAGTGCACTGTGCAGCCGGGCAGATACCCAGCAATCCACTTGGGTGCGGTCGATGGTGTCGGCGCCGCGAGAGCGAACCAGTGTCGCCAGATCGCCCCCCTCCTCCTCATCGGCAGAGTTGTACAGCTTCTGCCACGCCTGCTTGCTGGTGTTGTCGATCGCCTCAGCCGCGAGGGCCGAGACAACTGCGTTCAGTACACTTGGATAGATCATGCTGCAGCCCTCTTCAGTTCGCGGGTCTTGGCTCGGTATTCGGCCTTGATGGTTTTGATTTCGTCGACGGTGTACTTGCGGGGCTCATGAGGCCCTTCCAGCCAAATCACTGTTTCGGCACCGATGCGTTGCACCAACCGGATGCGGTATTCCACGGCGTTGCCGGACAGGTTGCGGTTGCACTTCACGCACTGGCGGTGAATGTTCAGCGGCTCGAACCGCAGCTCAGGGCAGGCGCCGACGGATCGGTAATGCCCAGCGTCCCAACGGCTGCCTGTAATCAGGTTGTTGTCGTTCGGCATCGAGTCGCAGCTAATGCATGGCAGGTGCGCGTCACGCAGGCGGACGTACTCGTTCACGGCTGCCTGGGCTTCGCGCAAATGTTCCGCCCTGCTCTTCAGCTTCTCCTTGCGAACCTGGATCTCGCGCCGATCGCGCTGGGCGATGGCCTTGCGGGCTTTCTCTTGATTCGCCGGCGCGTGAGCCAGTGCGCATTTCGGACTGCACACCACCTGAGTGGTGTTGAACATCGGCGCGAACTTCTCGCCGCAGGCCTTGCAGGTTTTCTGCTTCACATCCTTGAGTGCAGTCCGCATCAATACCTCCCGCCCCATTTGTCCTGCTCAGTCCAGCGCACGTCATGCTCGGCGCCGAAAGCGTGCATCAGCTCGAACAAATCGCTGAACCACTTCTGCGACTGCTTGCGGGTCGAGACGGCCATGACGACGAAGCCGCCGTCGAGGCCAGGCTCCGCGCGCTGCTTTTCGAGCGAGGCACTGAAAAGGCACTTCCAGTCCTCACTAGTCAGTTTCTTGCCGTGCCAGATCACCTGCTCGGATACGTCCTTGAGCATTGCCCACATCTTGCGGTTGCAGATGTCCGGGCGTTTCTCGTCGCGGATCACAACGACCTTCGGCTTGCTCAGGTCGATGGCATGCAGAACGCCGGCCAGCCGATTGACGTCGCGCTGGTCGCGGATCGTGTATTCGGGATTCATTGCTGCACCACGTTGGTATGTGGCGTCTCGCTCATTTCGCCGAGCTGCTTCGTCAGACGTTCGTTCTCAGCCAGCAGCTCGAGCGCAACCTCTTCCACCGTTCTCTCGCCGAGAAAGTCCTGCAGCGCTTCAGTATTGAGCTTCCACTCTGCGCAGTCAGACCGGAATGACGCGGCCTCGGCCCACAGCAGCTTCTGGAGTTTTTGTTTGTCGATGGTCATGTCCGTAGCTCCGTATTCTTCCTGCCGAACTTGGCCAGCAGTTGCGCCCGTGCTGCGGCGCCAGATGTTGGGATCTGCTGAATTTCCAGCAACCGCGCCTGGCGCAAGTCTCCATGCTCCTCGGCACGCTGCAGCTCGGTTTTCTGACCGTCATGCCCGATTCCTTTGGCAATGTCTTCTAGAGGCAAGCCCTGCACTAGCAGCCGAATGGTGATGTCGTAGGTGCGGTCGAACACCTCGCTGGCTTTGTCCGGTTCAAGGTCGCCGAGGTTGTGCATCTCGCATTGCAGCGCGGCGTGACGGACTGCGTCATGCGACCAGGTGCGATTACCGAAACGGCTGGGATGGGCGTTTTCTAGCGCCTCACGAAACGCCTTGTCGTGCGGTGGGATGCCCAGCATTTCTGGCGTCGGTTGGCACAGCCTGATGAACTTGCCGACACTCGGCATGAAGTCAGTGCCCAGCATCCGGCAGCGCTCAACACCGAATCGGATCTGCTCGAGCTGGCTGATCCCTTCGACCATGAATGCCTTCGTCCAGCTGCGCTTTGCAGAGTTGAGTGCGTCGTCAGTCGGCCAGGCCTGCTTCCATGCCGGGAAGATCGCCTGCAGCTCACGAAACAGCGAGTTCACGACATCGACAGCTTCGGGCGGCAACGTCTTCGGCATGACCGGAACAGCTGGTGGCTGATGGCTGCCCATCGCAGCCACCACGTCAGCATTCGCGCCAGATGATTTCAAGAGCTGGGCCGCGCTTTGTGGCGGCTTCGGCTTGCTCACAGGACACCATCCATGTTTTCAGCCCAGTCGCGCCCGTCGAAGTCAGGGCCGTTTGCCTGTTTGCGCAGCGGGAACTGGCGCACATTACTGGCCGTTGCGTTGTCACGCTTCATCCACTTGACCAGCAGGCTTACCCAGGAGGCCTGAGTCTCGACGCGGCCAGAGGCCGAGTAGTGGCAGACGAAGGCTGCGGTCGCCTCACTGGTAAACTCAGCTACCGGAATCGCCATGCGCAGCGCGTAGGACTTCAGCAGCTTCTGGTCAGGCACCCAGTCGAGTGTCATCTCGGTTGGAGACTTTGGGTCGACCGAATTTTTCTCGTCCGCGTGTAGAGTGTTGTGTTGATCTTCTCCTATTCCCTTCCCTTCCCTTCCGGGGTCTACCGGTCGACGATCAGTCGACGACTCCTCGGCGAATTGTTGGCGAATGCTCTCCGACTGATCGTCGAACTCAGATGGCGGCGCAGGGTATTTGAAGTTCTTTTTCTCGATCTTCTGATGCTTCCAGCCGCGAACGTGGAAGTAGTTTTTCCCCGTCACCCAATAGCTCTGAATCAGCTCAGCGCCTTCCAGCTCGCCCAGCAGATTGCTCACCTCTTCGGTGGTGATGTCATCACCGGGGAACACCAACGCCTTGATGGTGCGCGGTGCCAGCGGGTGGTTGCCGCCGTCATCGCAGAAATTCCACAGACCAATGAACAGTAGCCGAGCCATCGGGCGGCAGGACATAACCTGCTCGCTCGACCAGAACTCGGGTTTGACGGTACGAATGCGAGCCATCACGCGGCCCCCTTGAGTGCTTTGTCATGGGTGAACAGCCCGTCCCACGTCTTCTTCATTGGCAGCTCGCCGGCCAGGTACAGGTCGTACAGGCGCACAGCGCCCTTCTTGAGCAGAACTGGCGTGAAGGAAACGAACGGCTCTTTGCCGTGGGGAGTGACTTCGTGCTGGTGCTCGGTCATGTACTTGTCGCGGGCGTAGGACGCCACACGGAAGCGCAGGCCGGATTTGCTCTCGTTGTAGAGCCAGTTGCGGCCCTCAAGAAACTTGCCCACCTGCATGACGTTGACCCCATTGAGCCCTTTGCAGAACTGGGTGTGGGTCATCCCTTCCTTGAAGAGGTTTTCCAGGGAGTGGATTTTCTCAGCCTGTTGCTCGACCTTAACAGTCAGCAGCAAGCGGGCCTTTTCAGACTCCATTGCGATCTGCAGGATTTCAATCGTGGAAAGCTGCTGAGTCTGGGCGCCCCGAGTCTCCAGTTCTTGCCAGCGATCGATGACGCGAGCTCGGTGCTCGTCGCTATAACCGGCGACCACCAGGTGCGTGTCACGCTCGATTAAATCGTAAACATCGGTCGGACGTCCGCCGGTAGCCTCCCTGCGAGTTTTACGAGTAGATCGTAAAAGTCCTTTGCTGAAGAGGCGCTCGATGGTGGCGATCACATCGTTGTGGCGCGCCTCCACCAGCTCGGCGATCTCGCGAGAAGACATAGTGGTACGCGACACGTTTTCACCGTTGCCAAATTGTGTCGCGACACTGGCCGGGGTATTGATCGTTTGGATTGATTGGTGCATGATTTGCTCCACAACGCGTTGTAAGAGAGCCGGGTCACTACCCCGGCTTTTTTTCGTCTCGAATTTGGCAGAGGCCCTCTGGATTACCCTTAAGAGTCCCTGCCAGAGGCCCTCATTGGGGGCACCAATTTCAGCACCTTGGCTTTCTTGCGCCCTACTTCTGAGAGCGCACCGCATGCGATCGCGGTTTCCATCATCGAGTTGATGGCTTGACTGAAACTCCAGTCATTGGCGTGCATCAACCCCTCCACCCTTTTCCGCGTTTGCGGGGGCAGCCTTTCAAGCTCTACGGTCATTTGGCCCTCCAAAGGGGCTTCAGCCCGCGATATCTTCTTGTTTGTCCTGCATCAGTTCCTCGATCACACCATTGGCGACTGCCCACTCGATGATTTCGTACAGATAGGTCGCATGCTGCATGCGAGTCTTCGTGGCGGCTTTGCGCAGAATCCGGTCAAGCACTGGTTCGAAACGAACCTTCACCGGGATGGCGCGCTTTTGGTTGGGATCCATGTACATGCTTCGATGCTCCTGGCTGTTGAAATTGGTTATGCGGCAGATTTCTTGGTCGAGCTGGCCGGTTCGTCGAGACGGCTCGCAGTGAGCTGACCGGCGGACTCCTTCTCCAACACGCATTGCATTGGGTAGGAGAAGCCACCGGCAGATCGGCACTGCGAGACGCGACTTCGGGTTACGCGCAGCGCGTCACCGATGGCGCCTGGCGTGCCGAAAAAATGCAGGGCTTGGTCATACGTCATTTAAGGTTTCTCCACTTCATTACGAGCGAGTTTAGAAATGTTAACAGAAAAGCGCAAGTTATCTAAACAGATGCTTGTTTAGAATCCTAAATATGAATTTCAGCGAACGATTGAAGAGTCGAATGGAGGCCAAGGGCCTGCGCGCGACTGACATAAGCGAAATGACTGGCGTCTCTCGGACGACCGTCTCCTTCTGGCTGGCCGGAACGAATGGGGCGAAAGGTAAAAACCTCCTCGCCCTGGCCAAAGCCTTAGATTGCTCGCCGGACTGGCTGTCTGATGGCGTTGGCTCACCCGAGGCGCATAAGCAGATCCCGCTTGGAACCATCGAAACGTGGGATGACGACACCCCACTCGATGACGACGAGGTCTACGTCCCGTTTCTTCAAGAAGTGGAATTGGCAGCAGGCTCTGGAAGATTTGCTATAGAGGAGAGCGACAGCTCTCGGCTGCGCTTCTTCAAGAAAGACCTTCGCCACAATGGCGTTCAATTCAGCAACGCCAAGTGCGTGGTTGTTAGCGGCAACAGCATGGTGCCGGTACTGCGCGACGGCGCTACGGTTGGCATCAACATCGGAAAGAACACCCTGCGCGATGTGGTCGACGGCGAGATGTATGCCATTAACCATAACGGCCAGCTCCGGGTGAAGCAGCTCTACCGTATCCCGATCGGCATTAGGCTCCGCAGCTTCAATCGCGATGAGCACCCGGACGAGGACTACACCTTCGAGCAGATCCAAGAACAGCAGATAGCCATTCTCGGTCACGTCTTTTGGTGGGCGATGTACTCACGCGGCGCGAACTGACGTAACACCACCCCTTCCCAAGGCCCGCCAATCGGCGGGTTTTTTTGTGCCCGAAAATTAATCTCCCTAAACTTTTGTTAAGTTTTCTAAAAATAAGGCTTGACCGATCTTGTTAAGTTTTCTAAATTTGCTTCAACGCCGAAGCAAGAAGGCGTCAGGGCCTCAACAGACCCGCCGCTCTTTAGCGACACCGTTTCACATTGCCGGATCACCACCGGCCCAGATTCGAAGGCAGCGATGAACCGGCCTCAACGGTTCAGAGGGTTGGCAACTGACCCGGGCGTGCAGCGTAAAACGTCGAAAGCAGTTATCCAGCGGGAGACAAGCCTTAAGGCCCGCGGCTGGAGGAACAATTTGATAGAGCCGGTGACCGACGCCAGTAGCGGGTCACGGCGAAAAGCATAACTGAAGCCCGCTCCATGAGCGGGCTTTGGGATGCGGACGAAACTGCTCTGAAATTAATGACTCGGCTCACCGATAAGCTGGTCGTAATAGGACTGGTAGATCTCATTTGAGTGACGACATTGCTCAACATATTGATCCGACGTCATGCCAAGTCTGGCGGATTCCGTGCTGAGAAATCGCTCAAGAAACGCATCTCCTCCAGTCATTTTCGTTGACTGTTGAAAGGCCGCCATCTGCGAGAAGATTCCGCAACCTCCGGCGAATTTTGCAGTGACGATCAACGCCAAAGCACCATTACCGTCCTTCTCAGCTGCCAATGTGCACGCTCCAAAAGTCAGCAACGAGACGCAAATACCCAAACGAAAGATCAGCTTCATTTAAGTCTCCGAATTTAAGAAGCTCGCCAAGCGAGTGTAGTCGCAGCAACTCTCCCTGCACATCAACCCCGACAGCACCCGAATGCACTCCCCTCCGCGCCCAACGGCAACCAGCGGAGCGGATGAGTGCATCCGAGTTTTGTTGATAAACGGAACGAAAAACCAATGAATGCCGCCGCTCTCGTCGCGGTCGAATGATTAAAACGGATGGGCGGCCCTCGCCTACTCCTTCTCGCCACTCTGGAGGCGATCATGAATCCCTTACAGCTTGCCCAATTGAATCTTGAGCGTCGTCAGCCCCTGCCTGTCAGCGAAACCCTGCAGGAGGATGTGCGAAGTGAGTGGCTCTACAACGGCACCGAGGATCTGCTACGCGGCTCTGATGTGACATTCCAGCGTCGAATGCGCGCACCTCAGGGCGTGACCGTAGAAGAGTTTGCTCTTGCTGTTGATGAGTACGTAAACAACCGTCTCGCCGATAGTGAGGTGAACACGCCGGCGCTCGGCTGGATCCTGATCGCGACCGCGAATGGCAGCGCTGACAAGACAGCCGCTGCTGAGCTACTCGGCAACAGCGGTCATCCGCTCGGCAAGCTTGGCGAGATTGCAGAGGGCCTACTCCGCCCCCTTGTTGATGACGCGCTGGTCGCTCAAGCCGAGGACAACGAGCTATGAGCAATCAGGTTGCACTGGCCCGGCTGGGCCTTGAAATCGCGAAGATGCGCAAGTCATGCACTCCGGTACCTGATCGCACCTTCGTCATGGGCATGATCGAAATGGCCGAGTTTGCCCAGATCATCGACACCCGCACTGCCAACCGTTATCGCGATGCGCTGGACGCCAAGTTCGTCGAGCGCAACGGTTACCTGAAAGGAGTTTCGGCATGACCACTGCACCGGTTAAAACTCTGGTCGACGAGCAGCTCGACGACATCGAGCGCCGTATTGCGATCCTCGGCTTCGGCCTGCCCTTCAACGAGGTGATCGGCCGCAAGCGCGAGGATCTGGTCGACAGCCTCCCGCAGCGTCTTTCGGTGACGATGAAAGGCGGACGCATCGCTGTGAGGGCACGGTCATGAAAGTCATGTTCTAGTGTCTTGCCGCCGGCTTGCTGGTAGTTCTGGCTGCCTACAGCGCAGCTCGCGACTCTTATGGCGTGTGCCAGGTGCCGCGCTCCACCACCTACCACGTGTTTCGATGACCAGTCTTCAGCGGGCGCGCCGCGTGCTGATTCGGCGCGGCTCGCTTCGAGTCATCGCGCTTTACACCTTCCTGATGTTGCTCAGCGCTCTGGCTGATCGCGTCACAAACTAGATTTTTTCGCCAGGGCCCTAGACAGCTCAAGGATCGTATTTGACGCACTTTGAAAGCTGCCAAAGCTAGGGTGCTGTGCTTCGTATATATAATTATCGCGAGCTGTGAGCGCCTTGTGAATCACCTTAATGCCGAGGGATGTTGCGAGATTGATCATTATCTCCTCTAGCGTTTCTCGCTGATTCAATCCGGTGTTTTTCGTCGTGGCTCCGTAAAACCCACAACTAGGTTTTGGAGCTTCGATGATTTTCGTTTTCGGCACGGTTTGATCCTTTTGATCTTGTCTTCTGAAATATCCCACATCTGACATACAACACACAGTGCCCTGGAAACAGGGCGCAGGAGAGACTCATGTCCATGAACATGCATATTTGGGAAAAGGTTAGTACGACTGACACCCGATACACGAAAGCGGCCGAAGTAGGTGGTCAAAAGATCACCAGCCTAAACGGCACCGCAATGATCATGAAGGCGACTGAAATTTTCGGCCCGGTCGGTATCGGGTTCGGCTGGTCGATCATTGAAGAGCGCTTCGATGAGGGCTCCGAAATGGTCAGCGGCGAAGGAGACAAGCGCCTGGTGCTGGGCCGCGAGTTGAACCACACCATCAAGATTCGTTTCTGGTTCGAGCTGGATGGGAAGCGCGGTGAAATTGAGCAGTACGGCTGCACACGCTACCTCTACAAATCGAAGTACGGCACTACTACCGACGGCGAAGCGCCGAAGAAGTCGCTGACGGACGCAATCAAGAAGTCGTTATCGATGCTCGGCTTCAGTGCCGACGTGTTCCTCGGCATGTTCGATGACCAAACCTACGTCGCCCAGCTCAAGGAAGAACAGGCGATTGATCAGGCGGCAGATAAGGACGCTGAGATCCTGCGCCAGAAGCAGGAGCGGCTCGAATGGCTCAACTCGGCCGTAGAGACGATGGGCAAGGCCGTGACCAGCCATGAGCTGAAAATGCTGAACGTCAAATACATCCGCGAGGCGACCCGCCGCAACGAGCCGACGTTCATCGCGCGAATCACTCGCGCCTTTGAAGAACGCAAAGCGGCTATTGAGCCCCGCAAGGAGAATGCAGCATGACCCAGCTCTACGCACTGACCGGCAAGCTTGCCGAACTTCAGGGAATGGCAGACACCGATGACGAGGGCCTGAAAGAGGCCCTGCAGCACGCAATGGACGAGATCCAAGGCGAGTTCGCGGTTAAGGCTGACAACATCGTCATGCTGCGCCGCAACATTGAAAGCGACGTGACGGCAATCGACACGGAAATTGAGCGCCTGAAAGAGCTCAAGCGCATCAAATCGAACAGCGTTGCCCAGATCAGTGATTACCTTCGCCGAAACATGGAAGCCGCCAACCTCAAGTCGATCAAGCGACCGCTGTTCACCATCACATTAGCCTTAGGCAAAGAGAAGGTCATCGTGGACAACGAAGACGCGGTACCTGACGAACTCACGTCGGTGAGCACCAGCATCACGCCGGACAAGAACGCGATCGCCGCAAAGCTCAAGGAAATTCGCGAGCACAACGAAGCCGTGCGCAAGCGCATGGACGCCGGCGAAGACGCAGAACACGAACTGCTCGAAGAACCTGCCTACGCGCATTTGGAGCGCGGCGACAGTTCGATCCGGATTAAGTGAGGCCAGCATGATCAGCAACCACCTCAGTTTGGTCGAAGCCCTTCGGCCAAAATCCAATGAACTGGCGGCGCAGGTCGACCAATACCTGGCCGCCGGCGGAAAGATCGAAGAAGCCAAGCCCATCGGGTATAAGCCCAAGCCGATCACCTACAGCAACCAGATGCCGCCGGCACCAAAGCCGTTTTTCCGGCGCCGGCCGCCTGCTCCGCCTCAACCGTTGTCCGCTCAAGACATTCGCCACCAGGAGCGCGTGAAGCAGCTCGAACGAATTCGCGAAATGGCACCGACGCACACGCAGGCAGAAGTCGTTGAAGCATTGGGCATCAGTCGCCGCACTCTTTACAACATCGCTCAGGCCCACAACCTGACGTTCAAGGGTGCAGCTCGCGGCCGATTAACCGGTAAAGATCGCGAACAGGATCTGGAGGCCCGCGACGCAAAGTTCGCCGAACGGATTCGCGCCTTCCTTGAGCTGGGAATCACACGGAGGCAGGCCTGTGGCCGTCTGGGTATCGCAAATAAGACGTTCGAACGAATCATCGCCAATCACGGCATCGACTATCCGAAAGCGCGGCGCGGCTGTACTTCATGCGCCGCATAGTTCGAATCCAACAACGCAAACGACAGACCTGGCTGGACTTGCCGGCCAGCGGAATTGAAGAGGTAGGCCATGGCCGAAGAACAGGCGCTGACGGCGGAAGCCCAGAAGCAGCGCAAAAAGCGCGAGAAGGCAGCAGCAAAGGACGCTGCATTGGGCGTCGAGAAGTTTACGATTGAGGTGGCCGGCGTGTTCAAACCTGACATCAAGCGGGTCATGGCTGCGCACGGCATCAACAACCAGCAGGAGGTTTACCAGCTGCTGCTGATGAACCTGATCGCCGCCGACTTCGATACCCAGGCCGCGATGCTGCGCTGTGTCACGACACCTTTTGTTATCGCTGAAAAGGTGTCGCGACTGATTGAGGCCGCCGGCATGATGTCGCTCGCCCTCGATCCGCCAGAGCATGAAGACGAAATTATTGCGCCAAAACAATCTTTTTTGCAGGGTAGTTAGTTTGCCGACAGAGAATCCTTCAACTCATATAATCTTTTCATCTCTAGTATTCGCAACTTAGCAAAATTCTTATAAATTGATTCATCATCATGTTCGAGAAGCTTTGAAGTTTCTGAGAGCATTTTAGGATCTAATACATCCGCAGCCACATCGGCAATATCTTTATGTATCCAGAATCCCTCTCGCCACGGACAAGGTTGCCCAATGGCGACCAGATAAAGCTCTGGAAGCATCCTGTCTATGCAAGCCACTAACTCAGCTTTCACAACATTAACAGCTTCAATTCGCTTTATCTCTGCCACGATGTCCCAGAAATCAGCGTCAATGGCGGGTTTATCTGGATTTTGACACCAAGTTCTTATTATAAAAGATTTTGTTCGAAGCATTAATCGAAGCAATTCGATCTGGGATCGCTTTAGAACTTCAATCGATTTTATCGCATCGTTCTTGACCTCCCGCAACTTAACAACATTGCCCGCCACAGAAAACTCCTGAATTTCAGGAGCAAAGGAAACTATTCCTGCAATTACCGTAGACGAGATCACGAACGCGACGAACTCAGCGCCTGAAAGCTTGCCACTGCCCAAAAGCCAAAGGCCTAACCCTACCGCAGATCCGAATATCGAAAACCCTAATACCCCAAGAAAAATTCGCATGCGCATCTCCTTTAACGACGAAGCCACTATAGCCCGGCGAGGATCCCCTATGTCCGCACAACAGAAGAAACACCCCTTCGATTTCAAAACTCAATACGGACTCGGCTTCAGCACTCAAGACGATGAGATCGTCGTCGACTTCTTCTGCGGTGGTGGCGGTGCCGGTACCGGGCTGGAGATGGGCCTTGGCCGCGCGGTGAACGTCGCGAAAAATCACAGCCCGCAGGCGATCAGTATGCACACCGTGAATCATCCGGGCGCCGTGCACTACACCACCGACGTGTTCGAAGGTGATCCGGACACCGAGTGCGGCGGCAAGGCCGTTGGCTGGTTCCACATGTCACCCGACTGCACCCACCACAGCCAGGCGGCCGGTGGTCAGCCGCGCAAGCGCGAGATCCGGAACCTGTCGTGGATCGGCCTCAAGTGGGCCGGCATGAAACGCCCCCGAGTGATCAGCCTCGAGAACGTTAAGCAGATTTTGCAGTGGGGCAGACTGATCGCTAAGCGCGACAAGGCAACCGGCCGCGTGGTGAAGCTTGGCGGCGAAGTGGCTGCACCTGGTGAGGTTGTGCCGGTCGGCCAGCAATTCCTTATCCCAGATCCAAAGCAGCGTGGCCGTACATGGCGCCGCTTCGTGGCACTGCTCGAAGCCATGGGCTACGTCGTTGAGTGGAAGGTAATCAAGGCCTGCGACTTCGGCGCACCGACCAGCCGCGAACGCCTGTTTATGATCGCCCGATGTGATGGGCAGCCGATCAACTGGCCTGAGCCGACCCACGCCAAACACCCGGTTAAGGGCCAGAAGAAGTGGCGCACCGCCGCGGAGTGCATCGACTGGACGATCCCGAGCAAAAGCATTTTCGACCGCCCGAAACCACTGGCACCGGCCACGCTTCGCCGGATCGCCAAGGGCATGAAGAAATTCGTCATCGATGCTGCAGACCCATTCATTGTGCCGATCGCGAACTGGTCAGGGGAAAGCGTGCAGTCTGCGCATGACCCGCTGCGCACCGTGACGTCGTGGCCGCGCGGTGGTTCTTTCGCTATGGCCAGCCCAATCATTGCACCAGCCACACATCAAGGCAGCGATCGCATCAACGACCCCCACGCCCCGCTGCCGACGGTTACCTGCGCGAATCGCGGCGAGCTGACGTTGATCAGCCCTACTCTGATCCAAACAGGCTACGGAGAGCGGGCCGGGCAGGAGCCGCGCGTGCCCGGCCTTGATCAGCCACTGGGCACCGTGGTCGCCGGCGGCGTGAAGCATGCGCTCGCAGCTGCTCACTTGGTGAAGTTTCGGTTTGCTGATGAAGGAAAGGCGCTCTACGAACCGCTGCCGACCATCACCAGCGGCGGTAATTATCAGCGCCCTGCCGGTGCCGCCCACGCAATGGGTATCTCAACGGTGTTCATGGCCCAGATGAATGGCGGCTTCAACACTACGGCAGCCAAGAGCATCAAGGATCCGATGACAACGGTTACAAACACCGGCAGCCAGCAGCAGTTGGTGACGGCAAACCTAGTGCACTTGCGTGGCAACTGTGACGCACGGGACGCTGCCGATCCTCTGCACACCATCAGCGCCGGCGGCACTCACCATGGACTGGTCACTGCATTCATGGAGCGCCAGTTCGGCGCCAGCGTTGGCCAGGGTGTGGACGAACCGGCGCCGACTATCACGGCCGGCGGTGGCGGCAAAAGTTCGTTGGTTGAGTTTCAGCTTTCGCCAGAAGTTGAAGCCGGTGCACTGCGGGTCGCAGCATTCCTGATCAGCTACTACGGCACAGAGAACATGAGCGCCGCCGACGCGCCAGCGCCAACCATTACCACCAAGGATCGGCTGGGCTTGGTCACCGTGACCATCAAGGGAACGCCTTACGTGATCGTCGACATCTGCCTTCGGATGCTGCAACCGGCCGAGCTGTACAAGGCTCAGGGCTTCCCCGCCGACTACATCATCAGCCACGGCGCGGACGGTAAACCGTTCACCAAAACTCAGCAGGTGCACATGTGCGGCAACAGCGTCAGCCCGCCGCCTATGGCCGCCCTGGCGCAGGCCAATGACCCATGGTCAGCAGCCCGGCGCCAGGCGGTAGCAGCATAGAAACTCATCTACCTTAATAAAGTTTTGAAGTAAACCTGCCAATCGTAGTTATTCCAGATAATCGTGCTTGCTTTCTGAACGACAAAGTTCTCAGCCTCCTCGAAGGTTTTCCAATTACCCTCTGCTCCGAAGGCTTCACTCGCACACTCAAAATTATCGTAAGGAAACAAACATTGGATATAGACCGCTAATGGAACGACTGCTACGCCATTATCCCAAACATATCTCCGGAACACTTTCACTCCATCGATTGCATAGGGCTCTGAAACGGGACGACTCCTTTCCTCAAACTCACCACGGCGTTGAGCGGCCACCTTTCCAGAGACGGAAACTCCATCAATATGCGGCAAGCTGGCACGAAACAGTGTTAAAATATCCCGTTTTGCCCGGAGAGCAATAACCACGTCTGGCTGGGAATAGCTGCGATCCACCCATTTTGGCAAATCAGTTGCTACTGCCAAGCCATACGCGACCGCGTCGCGCAAACAGCCGAGGACTTTAGCGCTAGCGGGAGGAAGCTCAGAAATTGGTATTTTATTTATAGCATCGAGAAGCCCAGGCCAATCCTGATCCCTCTTGTGATATAGATACTCCCTCATCATCCTTTGCTCTTTGTGCGGATAAATGAAGTTATTAGTTAATAACCAAAGGCTCTCCATAGCTTCATCTGATAAAACACGTACAACCCCAAGTAAATTGCGTTGTTTCTCTCTCGTAGCAACTTTTGCATGCCACATCGGAATGAAAGACGCAACAACTATAGCCACACCTGCACCTATTGCCTGTGCCCACCCAGCAGCCTCGCTAGGCAGCCATCCCGATTTATTGAAATATCCAATTGAACCGACGATCACCCACAAGCTGGCACCGCCGACAACCAGCCACCAAATAGCCCAGATCGTTGCCTCGATCATTTTGTCCCGTTTCATACATATCCTTTTGGTTTCGCACGACCTGCTCTAAGCCGCCGGGCAAGTAAACCATCAAATCTGCAAGCAAGCACTTCTAGCAATCCCTACACCGCCCGGGCATGCCCCGGCATAGGACGACATCCATGCGAAACATCTTCTAGTAAATCATCGCTAAGGCAATCGCGCGCCCGGCGTACTTATGGCCGAACGCGGCCACTACATGGCATCTTTCTCGACAGCTATCCCAAGAAGCAAGTCCGCAACCACCATCCGACATGGGAAATGCAATACGGCGAAATGACCGACCAGCTTACCCTGAAGCGCTGCCAAGGGCTTGTTCAGAACATGGATGGCGGGACATCATCAATAGGAGCATTGTCGCGGGGCTGGTCAAACATACCAACGAAGTACTCCACATCTGTAGCCTATTCGCCTTAAAAATCCGCCGGGGCTGAATCGCCTGCGCCTTCCCACTCACAAATGAAAACGCCGCCTCGCTGAGCCGGCGTTAGAGGCGAAAAAGAGCTTGTATGTGCCTCAATCATGCAGCAGACCTACTAAACGCAAACACGACATAGGGAGCTTTAAGGATTGATCTCACACCACGCATTTACCCCCAGTTTACCTACCACCTTTAGCAAAAGGGCCACAGCAGGAACTACTAGGCCTACGGCAATCCCCAGAGTCGATGCTACAGCTACACTAATGGCGGTGACGACATATCTTGCGACTGGCTCCGCAATTTTAAACAACTCATTGCGTTCGTCGTTGTAACGCTCACCGCCACAAACGAAAGCGCGAAACTCCGCTTTAAATCGCTGAAAGAAGGCGTCACTGCCATGCTCTGGCAATCCTCCAAACCTACGTAGATCCAATGGCCCGGTAGAGGACAGCCAAATTTTAGCCGCGGTTTCTTCATCATGTCCAACAAGTAATTCAGCCACTAGACCTTTCTGATATGGCTTAAGAGAACCTAGTATTTCCTCACCACTAAAAGCGAATACCCTAGAGCCCATCAAACCATCTCCCTTATATACTCCGCAGACAAAATATGACTTGTCTGGTTAAGTTCAGCTGGATTTATTCCCATCACCATAATTGTACCGCCGCCTTGCGGAATATAAGTTCCAGACAGCATGCCGACAACTTTATTCAATCTTTTACTAAAAACCATAGATCCCGACTGCCCCGGTCGCGTCTGCGAATTTATTACAGCGTGCTTAATTTTCACCGAACTGGCTTCCAATAGAACCTTAGCACCGATCGTAGCAGATTGATAAGTAAGAACTCTGCGACCATCTACGCAATGAGGAAAACCCACAATATCAAGCATTTCGCCGACTTCTACCTCATCTAGCGTACCAAGCTCCGTAACATCTTGTACCCGCGCATCAATCTTAAGTAACACAATATCAGCAATTGGATTGACTTCTACTATCGTGGCGTTTATGGGCTTGCACGACCTATCACTAACATCTTGGTATTGATTGAACGAGTTGATATTCGGCGCAATAACCACTATTCCATTAGCGTCATTACCAACAACGTGCCGAGAAGTAACTAGCAGTCCTTCTGTACCGACAAAAAAACCTGTACCCAATAAAGTTACGCTATCGGGCGCTATCTTTCCGATCAAGACTACGCGCTGAGTAAAATGGTCCATCTGATCTCCTTAATGATAGGTCAAAAACTTGAGAAACTAGCTTGTAACATTTAGCCGCAAGAATCAGCCATTACGTTCTATTTTAACCACGGAAACCTTGATAAGTTACGGGAGAAAGCACGCTGGCACAACTTAAGCATCACCGCCAATGGCTGGAGCCTCGTCGCTGCAGTCTTCTAGAGTTGCCACACTGCGAATGTGGATGTCCGCCATTGACTGGCATAGACAACCGAGCCTTGCTATTCGATCGACGACACAGTGGGATTACCCATAATTTCCCTCGCCTATTCCCCTAACTGTACTGCTACATGCGATCACGACAATGAACCACCAACCCAAGGGCCCACCGCAATTGCAGCCACCTCTCCTTCAGCGCAATGCCGCCGCTTTCTCGCGACGGCCAGACCGTTATCGTCCGCTGCACTGACTTTCAACGCCGCAAGTTACCCCTCTTTCACCTACCAGCCTGCCGGTGAACGGCGGGCGGAGCTATGCCATGAACAAAGAAGACCTCGCGGGCCGGATTACCGGTAACGCTTACCCCTGCCGCATCCATGAGGATTTGATCCAGATCGCCTAAGACTCTGGCCTGGTGATCGTCTACGGCGCCAGCGACGACCTGATGGAATTCGAAGGCGCTGCTTATGAGGAAATCAGTTGCTACAACGGTGGCACCGCGCTCGTGGACGCCAAGGGCATTCTTCCTGACCAAGTCAGCATCGACGATGACGACGAGCTGGAGCATTACTTCCAGCGCAAGGCCAAGGCCAAGCCCATCGAAGCGCTGGCCTAACCAATACCACCTTCTGCCGCCACGCGCGGCATGGAGCATCACCAATTAACTGCCCCAGCAGGGGAAAAGGATGCTGTATGGGCGCACAAAAATTGCAGCCACGCTTTATCCGGGCCGGCGAGGCGCCTGCCTACTTGAGCATGAACTTGCCGTTGTTTAACGAAATCGTCAGGCCGTTCGTGAACGAGTTCCCGATCGGGGAGCGCGGGGTCGGCTTCGATCGCCAGGAGCTTGATGCGTGGGCATCGTCCTATGTGGCAGCCAAGGCAATTGATAAAAAGGGCGCGAGGGAGCAACAATTGCCCCGCAGCGAGCGCCAGAAAGGAGAAACACAATGGCGCGAAAAACGATCACAGGCCTCTCCCAAAGGAAAGGTCTCTGGCATATCGACAAGAAGATCAACGGCGAAAGACTTTACGAATCTACTGGAACAAGTGACCGGCAAGAAGCAGAGCGCTACCTGATACATCGACTGGAGCAGATCCGGCAGGAGAAGGTCTACGGCGTTCGGCAGGTCAGAACGTGGCGGGATGCGGCGATGCGTTTTTTGGTCGAATTCAAGGATCAGCCTTCGATCAAGCTTTCGGCTCACCACCTTTCACAGCTGGACGAATTCATCGGCGACATGCCGCTGACCCATATTGATGACCAGGCCCTTGGGCCTTTCATAAAGGACAGGTTGGCGACAAAAACGCTGCCGGATGGCAAGGTGAAGAAAGGCGTGAGCAACAGAACGGTGAATATCTCGATCGAGCGTGTAGTTCGGGTTTTGTCGTTGTGTGCCAGGAAGTGGCGAGACGATGAGCGACGGCCGTGGCTGGATAGCGTGCCAATGCTCACGAAGCTGGAAGAGAAGAAATCGAGTCGCAAGCCCTATCCGATGTCGTGGGAGGAGCAGTCGATTCTTTTCGGGGAGTTGCCGGCCCACCTGCAGACGATGGCGCTGTTCAAAGTGAACACCGGTTGTCGCGAGCAGGAAGTTTGCAAGCTGAGGTGGGACTGGGAGATTTCGGTGCCGGAACTCGGTACCAGTGTGTTCCTGATCCCGGCTGACTTTGGCGGCAGACACGAACGGTCTGGCGTGAAAAATGGCGACGAGCGCCTGGTGGTGCTGAACAGCGTAGCCAAGTCGATCATTGATCAGCAGCGCGGCCTGAGCAAGGAATGGGTTTTTCCTTACAACGGCAACGCAATGCACCGGATGAACGACTCGGCTTGGAAGAAGGCGCGAGTGAGAGCGGCGAAACTCTGGCAGGAGGAAAACCTTCGCCCCGCTCACCCTGGCTATCTGTCGATCAGGATTCACGATTTGAAGCACACGTTTGGCCGTCGCCTTCGAGCGGCGGGCGTAACCGAGGAAGACCGAAAGGCTCTTCTGGGTCATAAGAACGGCAGCATCACCAGTCACTACTCGGGCGCTGAGCTAGGGCATCTGATTGAAGCTGCAAATATGGTATCAGCAACCGATTCGCGTGGGCCGGTGCTGACAATATTGAAGAGGAAGCAGGCGTGAGAAATGGAGAAGTCACGCAAATGTCACGCGCATGAAAAAGGCCAATGCTGTAAACATTGGCCTAAGTCATTGAATTATTTGGTCGGGACGGAGTGATTCGAACACTCGACCCCTAGCACCCCATGCTAGTGCGCTACCGGACTGCGCTACGCCCCGACTGGTTTTTCATCTCACCCTTCACCTCGAAGAGCGCTCAAGAATATATCGCAAGCTTTTGAAAACTGGAAGTATTCAAAAGCAGCTTTTTATTTCTTGAGTACCACCAGCACGTCTTCCAACTCGGCAATCATCTGGCGAATCATCTGT